ATGCTGCCCATTCCGATCGACGCCGAGGGGCGTTTTGCCGGCTATGCCAGCATTTTCGGCGTGCCCGACGATGGCGGGGACATCGTTATGCCGGGCGCCTTTTCCCGCTCGCTCGTCGAGCGCGGGCGGGTGCGGATGCTGTTCCAGCACGACCCCAAGGAGCCCATCGGGCTCTGGGAGGAGTTGCGCGAGGATGGCTTCGGGCTTTTCGCCCGGGGACGGCTGCTGGCGGGCGTGCCGCGGGCCGATGCGCTCAGGCGCCTGATCGAGACGCGGGCGCTCGACGGGCTCTCCATCGGCTTTCGCACCGTGCGGGCGACGCGGGACGGGCGCGGCGGGCCGCGCCGGCTCTGGCAGGTCGAACTCTGGGAAATCTCCATCGTCACCTTCCCCATGATGGCCGGCGCGCGGATCGCGGCCGGCGCGGGGCAGGGCGCACACCAAAAGGCGCAGCGGGCCCTGTCCGCCGCGCTTTCCGTTTTTGCCAACCAGTGAGGGTTTCATGAGCGAAGAGACGAGCAATTTCGAGATCAAGGCGGCGACGGGCGGGGAGGGGGACGTGGCCGGGATGTTCTCGACCTTCATGTCAGCCTTCGAGCAGTTCAAGCAGACCAATGACGCAAGGCTCGCCGAGATCGAGCGCCGGGGGCGCGTCGACGTTTTGACCGAGGACAAGCTCGAGCGGCTGAACGCGGTGCTCGACGGGGCGAAATCGGCCATCGACCGGCAGGCGCTGGACCGCGCCCGGCCCCGGCTCGAGGGCGGACGGATCGAGGCCAATGACGAGTACAAGCAGGGCTTTGCCGCCTATGTGAAGCGCGGTGAGGAAAAGGCGCTCTCGATCGGCTCGAACCCCGATGGCGGGTATCTGGTGCCGGCCGAGACCGAGACCGAGATCTCCCGGCTGCTGACCGGGATTTCCCCGATCCGCGCCATTGCGAGCGTGCGGCAGGTGTCGAGCAGCGTCTATCGCAAGCCGGTGACGCTGGCAGGGCCGGCGGTCGGCTGGGTCGCCGAGACGGCGGCGCGGCCGCAGACGGCGAGCCAGACCATCGACGCGCTCGATTTCCCGACCGCCGAGCTCTACGCCATGCCGGCCGCGACCAGCGCCTTTCTCGACGATGCGGCGGTGGATGTCGGCCAGTGGATCGCCGAGGAGGTGAACGCGGCGTTCGCGGCCCAGGAGACGGCGGCCTTCATCGGGGGCAATGGCGTCAACAAGCCGCGCGGCTTTCTCGACGTGCCGCAGGTCGCCGAGGCGGACTGGGCGTGGGAGAGCCTGGGCTATGTTGCGACGGGTGAGGCGGGGGCGTTTCCTGATGCCCATGAGAGCGATGTGCTGATCGACCTCGTCTATGCGCTGAAGGCGGGGTATCGGCAGAACGCGAACTGGGTGATGAACAGGCGCACGCAAGGGGCGCTCCGCAAGCTCAAGGATGCGGACGGCAATTATCTCTGGCAGCCGGCGGCGAGCCCGGGCGGGCGGGCGAGCCTGATGGGGTTCGAACTGGTCGAGGCCGAGGACATGCCCGATATCGGCGCGGGCACGACGCCGATCGCCTTTGGCGATTTCCGCCGCGGGTATCTCGTGGTCGACCGGCAGGGGGTGAACGTGTTGCGCGATCCCTATTCGGCCAAGCCGTATGTGCTCTTTTACACCACCAAGCGCGTGGGCGGCGGGGTGCAGGATTTCGACGCGATCAAGCTTTTGAAGTTCGCGGCGGAGTAGGGCGCCTTTTCCTTCTCCCCTTGTGGGACTTGGAGGCGGTGGCGCAGCCACGGAGCGCTCCAGTGGAGCGCTCCGAGCCGAACAAGGTGGCCCGGAGGGCCGGATGAGGGGTCTGGATCGGGCGGCCCTTCGGTGAAAGAGCCTCTGCATCTCAGTCCCCTCACCCGTCTCGCGCTGCGCGCGATCCACCCTCTCCCACAAGGGGAGAGGGATGACGACTGCGGGATCAAAGCGGGGCCTTGCCTCCGCCCCCCACCACCAAATCAATCAGGACATCGAGATGACCTCCTATCTTCTTTCCGGGCCGCCCGGCGAGCCGGTTTCGCTTGCCGAGGCGAAGGCCTATCTGCGGGTCGAGGACGACGCCGAGGACGGGCTGGTCGAGACGCTGATCGGGGCGGCGCGGCTGCATGTCGAGGGCGTGACGGGCAGGGCGCTGATGGCCCAGACCTGGCGGCTCGTGGCCGATGCCTGGCCGGCCGACCGGGTGATCGCCCTGGCGGTCGGGCCGCTGATCGCGCTGCAAAAGATCGTCTGCTACGGCGCGGACGGGGAGACCCACGAGATCGCGCTCGCGCAGATCCGGCGCGAGACGGCGGTGAGCCCGGCGCGGCTTTTCCTGCCGCGCATGATTGCAGGCGCGCCGGGGCTGCGCGAGCGGGGCGGGATCGAGATCGACTATGTGGCGGGCCATGGCGAAGATCCCGGCGACGTGCCGGCGGATCTGCGCCAGGCGATCCTCGCGCTCGTTGCTTACTGGTTCGAGCATCGGGACGCGGTGATCGTCGCGGGGTCGGGTGCGGTGATCCCGAGCGGGTTCGACCGGGTGCTCGCGCCCTATCGCCGGGTACGGCTGTGAGCGAGCGGGCGCCGGGGATCGGCGCGCTGACCGACCGGGTGGAGCTGGCGCGGCGGGACATGGCGCCTCTGCCGGGCGGCGGGCACGAGGTGATTTACGTCCCGCTCGGGCGGGCCTGGGCGCGGGTGCGGGTGCTGAGCGGACGGCGCGGCGAGCTTGCGGACGGGCGGGCGGTGACCATCAGCCACGCGGTGGTGCTGCGCTGGCGCTCCGATATCGGGCCGGGCGACCGGATCATCTATCGCGGAGAACCGCTCGACGTGGTGAGCGCGGGTGATCTCAACGGGCGGCGGGCATGGCTCAGCTGTGCCTGCAGCGCGGGGAGGGTGATCGGATGAGCCACCCCATCATGGCTTTGCAGGAAAGCCTGGTTTCGGGGCTCGGCGCGGATGCGGGGCTCGTTGCGCTGACCGGCGAGAACGGGGTGTTCGACGCCCCGCCGCGTGGACGAAAACCGCCCTATGTCGCGATCGATCGGCACGATGTGCTGGCGCGCGACGGGGATCTGGCGCCCGGGCACGAGCATCGGGTGACGCTTCATGTATGGGCCGGTTCGCCCGACCGGGCGGCGGCGCTCGCGATCGTCGAGCGCATCCTCTCGGTTGCGTTTTCGGCCGATCTCGGTGGCGAAACGCTACGCGTGACCCATCGCCGGCAGGAGCGGACCGAGACGGCGATCGATCGGGCAACGGGGCTGGCGCGCGCCGTGCTGGTGCTGCGGTTCTTCTCCGAGCCGCGCTGATTTCACTTTTGAGAGGATTTGGACATGGCGGCCCAGAGCGGCAAGGACATGCTGTTGAAGCTCGACCGGACGGGGTCGGGCGATTTCCTGACGGTGGCGGGGCTGCGCACGCGCGCCATCGCCTTCAACGCGGCGAGCATCGACGTGACCGACGCCGAGAGCGCCGGGCGCTGGCGCGAACTGCTCGCGGGCGGCGGCATCAAGCGCGCCGCGGTTTCGGGGGCGGGGATCTTCAAGGATCGGGAATCGGATGCCGAAATCCGCGCGCTGTTCTTTGCCGGCGCCATCCGTGACTGGCAGCTGATCCTGCCCGGTTTCGGCACGATCTCGGGGCCGTTCCAGATCGTGGCGCTGGAGTTTTCCGGCGATCACGCAGGGGAAGTGGTGTTCGAACTGGCGCTGGAGAGTGCGGGGGAGCTGGGGTTTGCGGTTTAGGGGCCTGGTGCCTGTGGCGACCCCCACCCCGACCCTCCCCCTGGGAGGGGGAGGGAGAGGAACGGTGAATTTGGCAGGAGAAGCTGGATGGTGAATGCGCGGCGCGGTGAGGTAGGGGCGGTGATCGGGGGAGAGGCGCGGGTGTTGTGCCTGACGCTGGGGGCGCTGGCCGAGCTCGAGGCGCGGCTCGGCGCGGGGGATCTGGCGGGGCTGGCCGAACGGTTCGGCGCGGGCCGGGTTTCGGCACGCGACCTGACGGCGATCCTCGGAGCGGGCCTGCGCGGGGCGGGCAATGCGATTTCCGACGACGAGCTGGCGCGCATGTCTATCGAGGGCGGGCTGACCGGCGCGGCCGGGATCGCGGTGCGGCTCTTGCAGGCGACCTTCGGGGACGAGAGTTGAGCGCCTTTCCCTGGGCCGAGGCGATGCGCTTCGGGCTCGGGGTCTTGCGGCTGGCGCCGGCCCAGTTCTGGGCGATGACGCCGCGGGAGCTCGCCCGCGCCCATGAGGGCGTAACCGGGCGGGGCGCCGGGGGCGGACCGCTCGGGCGCGACGGGCTGCAAGCGCTGATGGAGGCTTTTCCGGACGAGGAGACGAGATGATGGCGGACGATGTGTTTTCCGATGGGTTCGGGCGCGAGCTCGGGGATGTGAGCCTTGAGCTCGACAGGATCGGCAGGCTGGCGGACGGGGTGTCGCGCTCGCTCACCAATGCGTTTCGCGGCGCGATCACCGAGGGCCGGTCGCTGCGGACGCTGCTCGCCGATATCGGCAAGGCGTTCGCCGACATCGCGCTCCGGGCAGCGCTGAAGCCGGTGGGCAATCTGGTGGGCGGGCTCGTCGAGAGCCTTTTTACCGCGACCAACCCCGCGCTCGGGGGCGTGACGGCCTTCGCCAAGGGCGGGGTGATCGCGGCGCCCGCCTATTTCGGCATGGGGAACGGGCGCATGGGGCTGATGGGCGAGGCCGGGCCCGAGGCGATCCTGCCGCTGGCGCGCGGGAGCGACGGGCGGCTGGGCGTGGCCACCGGCGGCGGCGCGGGGGCGGTCAACGTGACGTTCAACGTGACGAGCCCGGATGCGCGAAGCTTCCGGGCGAGCGAGGCCGAAGTGAGCGCCATGCTGCTGCGCGCGGTGCGGCGGGGCACGCGGGGGAGTTAGGGGGCGTCGAGCGGGGGGCCTTACCCCCACCTGGCCTCCCCCTGATAGGGGGAGGGACGCGGGGGGAGGGGCGGGGTTTCGCCATGGGCACTGCGCTGCTCCTCCCCCTTCTTCAGGGGGAGGTGGGGTGGGGGTCTGGCGGGGCACAGCGCCTTCGCACCTCAACGTCAAGACAATGGATGGGTCTGTGCGTGTGGCCTTACCCCCACCTGGCCTCCCCCTGAGAGGGGGAGGGACGCGGGGGGAGGGGGCGGGGTTTCGCCATAGGCACTGCGCTGCTCCTCCCCCTTTTTCAGGGGGAGGTTGGGTGGGGGTTTGGGAGAAGTGACGATGGCATTTCATGGGGTGCGGTTTCCGCTCGATGTGGCGCTGGGGGCGCGGGGCGGGCCGGGATGGGCGACCGATGTGGTAACGCTCCAGAGCGGGTCCGAGGAGCGCAACCAGCGCTGGGCCCATTCGCGCCGGCGCTACAATGCCGGGTATGGGGTGAAATCGCGGGCCGACATGCAGGCGGTGCTGTCGTTTTTCGAGGAGCGGCGCGGGCGGTTTCATGGGTTCCTCTGGCGCGACGGGCTCGATTTTTCATCCAGGGACGGCAATGGCGCGCCCGGGCCGGACGACCAGGCGCTGGGGATCGGCGACGGGGTGCGGACCGATTTTGCGCTGAGGAAGCGCTATGGGGCGGCGCACGACCCCTATTGGCGCCCGATCACCAAGCCGGTGGCGGGGAGTGTCGTGCTTGCCGTCGACGGGGTGGTGGTGGAGACCGGGTTTTCGGTGGACGGGGTGACGGGTGTCGTCACCTTCGAGGCGGCGCCGGCTGCGGGTGCGGTGGTGACGGCGGGGTTCCTGTTCGACGTGCCGGTGCGGTTCGACATCGACCGGCTCGATATCGAGCTCTCCTCTTTCGACGCGGCGGATGTGCCGGTGATCCCGCTGGTGGAGATCCGGGCATGAGGGCGCTCGATCCGGGATTTGCAGCTCATATCGCGAGCGGAGCGACGCGGCTCTGCACCTGCTGGCGCATTGCGCGGAGCGACGGAGTGGTGCTGGGGTTCACCGACCATGACGAGCCGGTGGCGTTCGGGGGCGAGACCTATCTGCCGGCGGGCGGGCTCGATGGCGGGGAGGTGAGCGGGAAACTCGGGGCCCAGACCGATACGACCGAGGTGGTAGGCGTGCTCCGGGCCGAGGCGATCACCGAGGAGGATATCCTTCTTGGGCGTTATGACGGGGCGGTGGTGGAGACGTTTCGCGTCCATTGGCCCGATCCGGAGATCCGGCACCTCGTGCGGCGGGCGAGCATCGGGGAGATCGTGCGCGAGGATGGGGTGTTTCGCGCCGAACTGCGCTCGGGCCAGCATGCACTGAGCCGGCCGCAGGGGCGGCTCTACCAGCCGCTCTGCGACGCGGAGCTGGGCGATGCGCGCTGCGGGGTGAATGTCGAGGGCCCGGCATTTTCCGCGAGCGGGAGCGTGCTGGCGATCGAGGATCGCTACCGGCTGCGGGTTGCGGGGCTGTCGGGGTTCGAGGCGGGCTGGTTCGGGCTCGGGCGATTGCGCTGGAGCGACGGGCGGCGCGTGGGGATCGACGAGCGGATCGTCGCGCATGACCGGGTCGGCGGGGTGGACGTGTTGAGTTTTTCGCGGGCGGTGGGGGAGTGGGTCGTGCCGGGCGACGGATTTACGGCGCTGGCCGGCTGCGACCGGCGCTTTGCGACGTGCCGCGAGAAATTTGCCAACGGGCTCAATTTCCGCGGCTTCCCGCACATTCCGGGCAGCGATTTCGTCCTGCGCTATCCCAAAAAGGGCGATCGGCGCGACGGGCGGGCGCTGGTCAGATGAGCGAGGGCATTAGGATTGCAGCGCTCGCGCGGGAGTGGATCGGCACGCCCTATCGGCACCAGGGGTCGCTTCGGGGCGCCGGCTGCGATTGCCTCGGGCTCGTGCGCGGGGTGTGGCGGGAGATCCATGGGCGGGAGCCCGAGACGGTGCCGCCCTATCGGCCCGACTGGCGAGAGGAGGAGGGGCGGGCGGCGCTGATTGCGGTAGCCGGGCGGCATCTCGTGAAGCGTGAGGGCGCTGCTGCGGTCGGCGACGTGCTGGTCTTTCGACTGCGGCGCGGCGCGGGGGCGCGACACTGCGGCATCCTCGTTACGCCCGACCGGTTCGTCCACGCCCAGGAGGAGATCGGTGTGGTCGAGGCGCATCTGTCGGATGGGTGGCGGGTGCGGGTGGCGGGGGTTTTTGGGTTTCCGCCCAGCAGTAGATAGAGCCGCCAAATCTCAGACCCCTCATCCGTCTCGCGCTATGCGCGAGCCACCTTCTCCCACAAGGGGAGAAGGAAGGGCGCGCGCTGAGGCCTCAGTCGTCACCCCTCTCCCCTTCGTGGGAGAGGGTGGACCGCGCGCAGCGTGGGACGGGTGAGGGGGCGAGGCCTGCAATTCATTCAGATCGGAGCCGGCATGGCGACGCTTGCATTTTCATTGGCCGGCCAGATGGTCGGCGGGCTCGTGGGTGGGCCGATCGGGGCGACGGTGGGGCGGGCGCTGGGGGCGCTGGCGGGGTCGGCGGTCGATGGCGCGATCTTCGGGGCGCGGCCGGAGCCGGTGTCGCGGACGGGCGCGGATATCCGCCTGCAGGGCTCGAGCGAGGGCGGAGCGGTGCCGCGGCTTTATGGCTGGGCGCGGGTGACGGGCAACATCATCTGGGCGACCGAGCTCGAGGAGATTTCGGGGACGGCGTCGGGCGGCAAGGGGTTTCTGGCCCCACGCCCGCCCGAGGCGGCGTCCGAGCCGACCATCGTCGCAAGCTTTGCGGTGGCGCTCTGCGAGGGCGAGGTGCAACGGTTGGGGCGGATCTGGGCGGATGGCCAGCCGCTCGAGACCGAAGGGCTGTCGCTGCGCTTTTATCGCGGGACCCAGACGCAGGGGCCCGACAGCCTGATCGAGGCCAAGCAGGGGCCGGGCGGCGCGCCGGCCTATCGCGGGCTCTGCTATCTCGTCTTCGAGCGCCTGCCGCTCGGGGCGTTCGGCAACCGCATTCCCAACATCTCGGTCGAGCTCTGCCGGGTGGTGGGGGAACTGGAGCCCGCCATCCGGGCGGTGACGGTGATCCCCGGGGCGAGCGAGTTCGGCTACGATCCCGAGCCGCGCGTGCGGCTCGTGGGGCCGGGGCGGACGGGGGTGGAGAACACCCATCTCTCGCGCGAAGTGTCGGACTGGACGCTGTCGATCGACGAATTGACCGCGCTCTGCCCCAATCTCGAACATGTCGCGCTGGTGGTCGCCTGGTTCGGGGATGATTTGAGATGCGGCAACTGCACGATCCGCCCACGCGTCGAGAGCGCGGGCCGGGCGGTGTCGGGGCCGGACTGGCAGGTGGCGGGGCAGGGGCGCGGGAGCGTGCCCGTGGTTTCGACCCATGCGGGCGGGCCGGCCTATGGCGGCACGCCTTCGGATGGTGCGGTGCGGGCGGCGATCGCCGATCTGCGGGAGCGCGGGCTCAAGGTCACGCTCTATCCGCTGGTGATGATGGACATTCCGGCCGGGAACGCGCTCGAGAACCCCTATGGGGGCGGCGCGGGGCAGCCGGCCTATCCCTGGCGCGGGCGGATCACCTGCGCGCCGGCGCCGGGGCGGGAGGGTTCGCCCGACACGACGGCAGGGGTTGCGGCACAGGTCTCGGCGTTCCTCGGCACGGGGAGCGACTGGCGGTTCCGCCGCTTTGTCCGACACTATGCGAGCCTTGCTGTCGCAGCGGGCGGGGTGGACGGGTTCGTCATCGGCTCGGAAATGCGCGGGATGAGCTTTCTGCGCGATGGGGGCAACGGGTTTCCGTTCGTCGCGGGGCTCGTCGGGCTGGCGGGCGAGGTGCGGACGATCCTCGGGGGCGGTACCGCGATCACCTATGCGGCGGACTGGTCGGAATTTTCGGGGCTCCAGCCCGAGGGCAGTCCGGGCGAGAAATTCTTCCACCTCGATCCGCTCTGGGCGTCGGACGCGATCGATGCGGTGGGGATCGACAATTACATGCCGCTGACCGACTGGCGGGACGGGGAGGCCCATGCCAATGCCGAGGCGTGGGGCGGGCTTTACGACCGGGCGTATCTGAAGGCCGGCATCGCGGGCGGGGAGGGCTATGACTGGTATTATGCGAGCCTTGCCGACCGCATCGCGGGGGTGCGTACGCCGATCGCCGACGGGGTGCATGGCGAGCCCTGGATCTGGCGGTTCAAGGATTTGCGGAACTGGTGGGCGAACGCCCATCACGACCGGCCGGGCGGGGTGCGGGCGAGCGAACCTACGGCCTGGGTGCCGCGGGGAAAGCCGATCTGGTTCACCGAACTCGGTTGCGCGGCGGTCGACAAGGGGCCGAACCAGCCCAATGTCTTCGGTGATCCCAAGAGTGCGGAGAGCGGGCGGCCTTGGTTTTCGAGCGGTGCGCCCGATCCGCTGGTGCAGCGGCAGTTTCTGCGCGCGCAGCTGGAATACTGGGGCGAGGCGGAGAACAATCCGGTCTCGGAAATCTATGGCGGGCCGATGCTCGATCCCGACCGGATCTATCTCTGGACCTGGGACGCGCGGCCGTTCCCGGCGTTTCCGGCCAATGTCGAGGCGTGGTCGGACGGGCCCAATCACCTGACGGGGCACTGGCTCACTGGCCGGCTCGGGGCGCTGGCCGGGGACGAACTGATCGCGGCGATCGGAGCCGACTACGGGATCGATTTCGGCGCGCTCGAGGCTGAACCGCCCTTGATCCACGGCATGCTGATCGAGACCGTGGCGGGCGCGCGCGATGCGCTGGCCCCTGTGCTGTCGGCGACGGGCGCTAGCCTCCACGATCATCCCGAGGGGCTGGCGGTGGCGCGGGCGACGCCGAAATCGGCGCTGTCGGTCACGCGCGAAAGCCTCGTTGCCGATGAGGGGGCGCTCGTGACCCGGCGCCGGCCCGATCCCTCCGAGGCGCTCGGGCGACTTTCGCTCGCCTATGCGGACCGAGAGCGCGACTACCTCACTGGCACGGTGACGGCGGCACAACTCGAGGGCGCTGCGCTCGGGACCGAAGGGGCGGGGCTGGTGCTCGATCTCGTCGGTGCACGCGGCGCGGCCGAGCGCATGCTGGCCGACCGGATGGCGGGGCGTGAAACGATTGAGCTGACATTGCCCCATTCGCTGGCGGGGATCGAGCCGGGCGATGTGATCGCGCCCGAAGGCGAGGTGGATGGCCCGTTCGAGGTGACCGAGATCCGCGACGGCGCGGCGCGGCGGATCACGGCGCGGGGGCTCGCTGGACGCGTCAATGCGGCAATCGTCACCGACCGCCCGCGGCAGACGACGACCGCGCCATCGCCGCGCGCCATGCCGCTACTGGTGCTCGCGCACCTGCCCGGCCTGCCCGGATCGTCCGGGGAAACTCGGGTCCTCGCGGCAGCGCTCGCCGAGCCCTGGCCGGGCGATGTCGTGGTGACTGACGCACTGACCGGCACGGTGCGCGGGCGGATCGGGCGCTCGGCGGTCATGGGGGAACTGGTCGAGCCGCTGGGGCCCGGGCGGGCGGACCTGTGGGACCGGGCAAACCAGCCGCTCGTTCGGCTTTATGCGGGGCATCTGGCGGCCCGGGCGGAGGTCGAGGTGCTTTCGGGCGCAAACCGGCTGCTCCTTGAAACCGATGACGGGCACTGGGAGGTTATCGGTTTTGCGGAGGCGCTGCTCGAGGGCCCGGGGCTCTACCGGCTCAGAGGCCTGCTGCGGGGGCTCGAAGGTACCGATCATGCGATCGGCACAGCCGGGGTGGGGCGACGGATCGTCTTCCGGGACGAGGCGGTGGCGAGCTGGCCGATCGGCGGGGAATGGCTCGATCAGGCGATGAGCCTGCGTCTCTTTGCCGGTCGCGACGACATCGAGGGAACGCCTGCGAGCCTTGCGCTGACGACGGCGCCGGCGCTGCCACTGGCGCCGGTCCATCTGCGCGCCCGGCGTGAGATGCCAGGCGGGGCGGTGAGGCTGAGCTGGGTGCGGCGCAGCCGTGCCGAGACCGATGGCTGGAGCGGGGTCGATGCCCCGCTCGATCTCGTTCCCGAGGCCTATCGGGTCACCATTCTCGATGACGAGGGCCGTGTGGTGCGGACGCTCGAGGCGGGCGGGCCTTCGGTCATCTACGGCGAGGCCGAGCAGATTACCGATTTCGGCGCGCTGCCGACGCGGTTCGACTTCGCCGTGAGGCAGGTGAGCCCGGTTCTGGGCGGCGGACATGAGGCAAGAGGAGAGTTCGATGGTTGAGGAAAGGCGTTTCGCGGCCTGCCTGAACGAGGTGCTGGGCCATGAGGGGGGCTATGTCGACCACCCCTCCGACCCGGGCGGCGCGACGAACATGGGCATCACGCGGGCGACGCTCGCGGCCTGGCGGGGAGTGAGCCCGGTCACTGCCCTGCCCAAGGCGGAGGTGCGGAGCCTCGGGCGAGCCGAGGCCGAGGCGATCTACCGGGCGCTCTACTGGGACCGCTGCCGGGGCGAAATGCTGCCGGCGGGCGTCGATCTCGCCATATTCGACTTTGCGGTCAATTCGGGCGCCGACCGGGCGATCCGGGCTCTGCAGGGTGCACTCGGGGTCAGCCGGGACGGGATCATCGGGCCGGTGACGCTGGGCGCGCTCGAGGCAGGTGTCGCCGCGGGCGGGACTGCGGCGCTGATCGGGACGCTCTGCGACGGGCGGCTCGGGTTTTTAAAGGCGCTGCGGACTTTTGCGATTTTCGGGCGGGGCTGGTCGAACCGGGTCGAGGCGGTGCGCAGCGCCGCGCTCGCCATGGCGCGGGCGGCCGGACTTGCGGACACGGGTTCAACTGGGACGGAAAGGACGATCGGGATGGATTTTCTGCAAGGGTACAAGACCTATATCGTGGCGCTGGCCATGCTGCTGGCGGGCGTTGCGCAGATGCTGGGGGTGGAGCTGCCGAGCTTTTCGGGGCAGTCTGCGGGGCACCTCGTGATGGAGGCGTTCGCGCTGATCTTCCTCCGCTCAGGGCTGAAGGCGTCACTGGCGCGCTAG